GAGTTCAGACGTGTGCTCTTCCGATCTGGGAAGGTAACAACAGAAAATTGTCACCCAGTTCCCCATGACCAGATTCGACAAACAACTGCTCCTTGTCATGTCGTTTCTGGTATCCATCTATTGCCACAAGCACCGCTTGTCACGTCTACAATTGCACATTGTATCGCGCAACCATTCTATACCTTTCCCGTCAGTAGAGAAAATTGTCCTCACAACTCAACTAACAGGGTATGTACATTAATAACGAATCGTGTTATATATGTGTAAAGGGGAAGGAAAACCTCAACAAACCAGAAAGGAATCGTAATGTTTGTGGAGCGACTCAGGGCTGAACGAATGGAGGGTGTATTGAAATGACTGATTTCCGATTTCTGGCAGTGCAGTATCTCAGGGCGAAAACGCTAACTGACATTTGCGAACTTGCTAACCGTAGTTATAAGGGTTATACGTCTGACGAGCGGGAATGTCTACTTGCCATTGCACGGGTTGTCACTCGTGAAATTATCGAAAAGTGTAGGAAGGAGCGTGAACAGAATGTGTGAATTGATTGTGGTGGTGTTAGCTATTTTGTTAGTAGGATGGGGGCTGATGCAATGAAGCAGGCGCGATTGACGGCGAAACAATTCGAGGAATTAAACGATAGAGGGTACACATTCACAGCAAAAAGCTATTATTGGATGGTTTATGATGGAAATGTGGCGAATCGAATTACCAAAGCGGAGTTTATGAGCAGGAGCATTGCTGAACCTTTTCAAAGTATTGAATATGTGCGAGTATACAGGAGGAAAGATAATGTACAGGATTGATATTTATTACAAAAACATTGAATCCACGGCATATGCATCAAACCGCGAAGACGCTGTGGCTATTGCCAAGTATTACGCTACAAAGGGCGGGGCAGATATTGCTAAGATTTACCGTTATCGGCGGGCTGGCGGAATGCGGTGGGTTGGAACTTGCATAGGGCAAATAAAGCTGTTTGCGTGGGGTGAATGAAGAAAGTCGCTGTCCTATCGGCCATACGGGGAGAAAGGGAAGTTATGCGAAACGTAAAAATCACAAGTATCACGGTAACGGAGGAAGAGACGAAACAGGTACGGGATATTATGAGCGTGGCAGGATGGACGTTTTCCGAGACAGTTCGCCGGTGTGTGGGCGCTTGTTATGCGGAGCTTAAGCGTACTAACCGCTTGAAGGGAGAGGACAAGCATGGCAAGATGGAATAAACAGTTTGCACAGATAACCAGTGTAGCAAGCAGACCATTACCGGCATCCGTATATGAGAAAGGCAAGGCATCCGCCGGAATCACTCTGGCGGATGTCAAAAAAGAAATAAAGGCGCTAATTGACTTGATGGAAAAACGTTATAAAGCGGCCATCAAGGGAGGGGCGGAGCATGTAGCCGTCGAGAAGTATGAGCGCGGATATTGGGATAAGCCGTCAACAATTTGGAGCGTGCAGGAAGGTGTGAAGCAGATACGGGAGATGTGGAAGACAATAACCGAAACGGGAAGTGCAAGGGAGGTTTTACAGAGGCAGGAAGAGGAATATAATGAAGAGTATGAGGGGTTGATGAAAAAAGGCTGGTTTGATGATAGCGGTTTTTCATACAGCGATTTTTATAAGTTCAGGCGTTTTTTTGGTATTTACAAGGCGGCGAACAAAGAAGCATGGTATTATAAGGTGTTGCAGGATTATATAGCTAATCTTTACGGTGAAACGGAGAAAGCGAAGGGATTTAGAAAGCAGGATATTGCACAACTGTTAAAGCGCTGGGATTATTGGGAACAGCAATCGGAGGAGGCAGGGAAGAAGGCGCGTGACCGTTTACGGTCGGGGACTTTTGTCCCTGCCGACACTATTAGGAGATGGTAACTTGCGTAGTGTATATGACGGTATTGATAATTTGATGGCATTAACGCCTGACAGCGTGCGTTGCAAGAAGTTGTATGCTAATGGTATATTGGCATTTGACATTGAAACAACAAGGCTAAGCGATGATAACGCCGTTATGTACATCTGGCAATGTGGGCTGTATGTTGATGGTGAGTATTTTGTCACATACGGCCGCACATGGGAGGAATGGATACGATTACAAGAGGCAATCAACAAGAGGTTGGGGCTTGTAAAAATCGTGTGCATGGTACATAACCTGTCGTATGAATTTCAGTTTTTGGCAGGGCTTTGCGAAATGCAAGACGTGTTTTGTCTTAAGGCGCGTAAGATTTTAACAGCGACATGTGGGTGTATTGAATACCGTTGTAGCTACATTTGGACAAATAAAGCGCTTAATATGTTCCTGCGTGACATGGGCGTGGAGCACGAGAAGAAAAGCGGTGCTGATTATGATTATACCAAAAAGCGCTATCCGTGGACTGTGATGACAGCAGCCGAAATAGGATATTGCCAAAATGATGTTATTGGCCTATTAGAGGCTACTGTTAAAAAGCTGGAAAAAGACGGAGACACGGTGTACACCATGCCGCGAACGGCAACAGGGTATGTGCGCAGGGACACGCGCAAAGCGTTAGCCAACGTTGCAATTGGCTATCTCAAGCCAACTGTAGACGTATATCACAAGTTGCGCCTTGCTTTTCGCGGCGGTAATACACACGCCAACAGATTTTTTGTTGGAAAAATACTGGGAAATGTGCAATCATTCGACCGTTCCAGCAGTTACCCGGATGTGATGTTAAACCAAAAATATCCAATGAAGCCTTTTCGCAAAGTACCCGATGGATATGCAACGATTAAAAGGGCTATGCGTGTAGGGCTTGCAATCTTGTGTACGATGGCTATATCAGGCGCGGAGTTGCGCAATAAACAGTGGGGGGCGCCATATATACCGGTATCAAAATGCACATATTTGGAAAATGCTGTAGAGGATAACGGGAGAGTATTAAGCGCAGATATGCTTGTTATAGAGGTTACCGACGTTGACATAGAGATTATATTGGACGAGTACACAGGGGCTATTGATTTTTACGATATTTATACGGCAGACAAGGACTATTTGCCGAAGGAATATAGAGAATTGGTACGGAAATATTACACGGCAAAAACGCGATTAAAAGGCGTTGAGGGCGAAGAATATGACTATATAAAAAGTAAAAATTTATTAAATTCATTATACGGGATGTGCGCAACGGATCCGGGGAAAGACGATATAATATTTGACGCTGGCGATTATAAGCAAGTAGAGGTTGATGTGGCGAAGAACATCAAAAAGGCGCTATTGCCATATCAATGGGGTGTGTGGGTGACAGCATACGCGCGAAGAGAATTAGAGGAAATGATAAAAATTGCTGGTAGTAAATTTGTGTATGCTGACACAGATAGTTGTAAATATATAGCAGATGAAGGTATAGACTTTTCAGAATATAACGAGCGTTGCAAGTTGGCAAGCACAGCAAGCGGAGCATATGCTGATGACCCTAAAGGCAAACGGCATTATATGGGCGTTGCAGAGTATGAGGGGCAGTATTACCATTTCTTGACATGGGGGGCAAAGAAGTATGCAAGCGAGGACGAAAACGGAAAAATAAGCATCACAATTGCGGGAGTGAGGAAAAGGAGCGCGAAGAACGCAAAAGGCGAAATTGTGGAAATGGGCGGAGACGATGAACTTGCAAAGTCGGGAGGACTGAAAGCATTTAAGCCTGGTTATATTTTCCGCGAATCCGGAGGGCTTGAAAGTATCTATAATGATACAACTGATTATTTGACAACAATAGAAGGACATAATTTGCACGTCACTCGTAACGTATGCTTGTGCCCGTCAACCTACACGGTGACCATCGGAGAAAAGTATCACTCATTGCTTGCAGATGTTAGTAACACGTTAATAACCATTGACACCGACCGCGCAATCTGCTATAATCTATATAGGCGGTAAGCCAATAAAGGAGGACGAATCATGAATAACGAACGAATCACCCCAAGCGAACTGTATGCGTTGACGCTTTCCAGCGAGGCGCGTCCGATGACCAAGGCCGTTGGCAAGAAGCTGACTGTCAAAGCATGGGCGCTCAACGAGTACACTGCGGATGGCGCGGAAATTAAACAGCGCACTGGCATCATTGACGCTGACGGCACTGCATATATCACCAATTCGGCGGCATTTGCGGCACGGTTTGGGGATATCGTCAATTACATCAAGGCGTGTGATATGGACGATGTGGGTTTTTCGCTTAAGGTTGTGTCCATCAAGAGTAAGTCGGGGCGTCCATATAACTCTTGCGAGTTGATTTTCCAGTGACGGATAAAGGGATGCAGAAGCATCCCTTTTCTTGTAGGAGGATGCATTGTGAAAAATCTATGCATGGAAAACGGATATATTGATATACCATATATTCGCTCACAAGGATACCCGTTTACAATTATTACAGGGGCGCGCGGAACTGGCAAAACGTTCGGAGCGCTTAAAGATATGATTGAAAAAGAAGAAAATTTTATATACATGCGACGAACGAAAACACAGATTGAAGTGAGTATGGGCGATATGTGTCCTCTCGTTCCGGTCTGTAAATATATGGGGAAAGAGGTTGAAACGGTAAAGCTAAGCAAGGAAGCAGTTGGCATTTACATCGACGGCGCGGAAACGCCACAAGGATATATGATGGCACTTTCCGGCATTTCCAACGTTCGCGGTTTCAGCGCTGAAAACATAGACACAATTATATTTGACGAATTTATACCAGAATCCCATGAACGAAGAATCAAAAATGAGGGTGATGCATTTTTTAACGCTTACGAAACAATCAACCGTAACAGGGAGTTACAAGGCCGAAACCCTGTGCAGTGTCTATTGCTATCAAACACCAACACAATTGCGAACCCTATTTTCCAATCATTGGGAATCATAGGAACAGCCTACGAAATGGCGGAAAAAGGTGTGCAGGAATACAAGGACAAAGAGCGCGGCCTATATATCATAAATTTGCGGAACAGTCCTATCAGTCAGAAAAAGGCAGAAACTGCGCTTTATCGCTTGCTAAAGGATAACCGTATTATTGATATGTCGCTCAAAAATATGTATCTTGATAAACCTGTTTTGCAAACGAAAAACGCGAATCTTAATGAATATAAGCCTGTAGTTACAGCGGGGGAAATAACCATCTATAAACACAAATCGCGGAAAGAGTATTATATCAGCCCGCATGGGAGAGGTACACGCCCGATATATACGACGAGCGAAAATGACATTTTGCGCTTCCGCACTCTTTACCGGAATTTGTTAATGGAATACATTGACAGAAATATATATTGTGAGAATCCCGGTTGTGAAATAATATTCTGTCAGTATTTTGGCATTGTCCGATAATAACGTATTGACATTTGTGAAAACAGATGATATTATAAATATGGGCGTGGGGGAGGCGCAAACACCAGCCCCGGAAGGGCGCGCGTGTCGTAGGTGTACGACGAGACCCCCCACGCCTACCATTAACGGAGGTGGTAGTGTGGATGCAAACACGTTGGCTCAGCTGATTAGCGCAGTTGGTTTCCCGATTGCCTGCACCTGCGCGCTTTTTTACTTTTGGAATAGGGAGCGCGAAGAACATGCGAGTGAAACAAAAGAGCTAAAAGACGCAATTAACAATAACACGCTTGTAATGCAGAAGCTAATTGATAAGTTGGGCGGTGATGATAATTGATTGCGGCAGAATGGGCAGAAAAAATCAGCGATGACCGTAACAATATAATCGGCATCCCATATGCCACACTTGATTGCCAAGCATTTGTCGAATACTGTTTAAGGAAATATGCCAATATCAAAAAGGACTGGCGCGGCTCAAATGATATGTGGCGCAACGCTGTGCATGATAAATCCGAAAATTTTGACAATGTTGATGTGGGCGAATGGGTATTTACCATCAAACATGATGGAAAAGAGCCAAAGAGGTATACCGATGGCATGAATGCTGCGCACGTTGGCATCTACATCGGCAACGGAGAGGTTATGCACTCTACTACAGGCGGTGTGCAGATGGACAAAATTACAAGCAAGCGCTGGACGCATCACGCAAAAGCTAATTGCCTCGATTATGATGCGGATGTGACGGCAAAGGAAAATAGTTGCACCGCACTGTATAACGACCTTGTCGCACTGGTAAATAAATATGGAGGTAACAAACAATGAATGTTTCTGACATTTTGACGCTGGCAAAAGCTGGCTTTACGGCAGACCAGATTGGTAAGCTGATGACGATTGATGCACCTGCACCTACACCCGCACCCGCACCAGCACCAGCACCAGCACCCGCACCCGCACCAGCACCAGCACCCGCACCAGCACCAGCACCCGCACCAGCACCTGATGACAATAAAGAGCAGTTTGACAAGATTTATAAGCAAATCGCTGATTTGACGGGGTTGGTGCAGCGTGGTAACATTGCAAGCGCTCACCAGCCGACCGAAAAACCGCTGACGGCTGAAGAAGTACTGGCGGAAATTATCCGCCCTTGTAATGGAGGTGTTGTCAATGGCTAACACGCTGACAATCGACAAGATTAGCACGCTACTCAAAGCAGTGCTAAAGGATGCGACGGGACAGGAAACGGGGGCGCTTGATACTAAGCAGCTTTTGACGCTGGGGCAGACGGCGCTGAAAACGGGCGCTGACCCTGTTATGGGCGCGATTTCGCAGCTGCTTTCGCGGACGATTTTTTCTAGCCGCCCTTACAGTGCAAAGTTCGCCGGGATGCGGATTCCTACAGACCGTTGGGGTAACTGGGTTAGGAAAATTAAGACAATTGATGACCCTAATGACCTGACCGACAACCCGTATTGTGACCTTACTGACGGGGAGAGTGTTGACCAGTACGCCGTTCGCAAGCCTAAGGCGTTGCAGCTTAATTTCTACGGGCAGCAAGCTTATGAGTACGAAAAAACAATTTTTGAAACACAGTTGGATACTGCATTCAAGTCGGCAGACGAGTTCGGCAGTTTCATTTCGATGGTGCTAACTAATATGTCAAACAAAATCGAAAAAACGCATGAAGAAACTGCACGCGCAACTATTGCAGGATTTATGGCTGGTAAGATTGCACAAAACGCGGATGTTATCCACCTGCTGACGGAATACAATGCCGCAACGGGGCAGGAGCTTACAGCTACGACCGTTATGCAGGGTAACAATTACAAGGCGTTTATGCAGTGGTCGTTTGCCCGTCTTGCGGCGCTGTCCGATATGCTGGAAGAATATTCCAGCGCGTACCAGACCAACAACGTCAATGGTGTGTTTTTGCAGCACACGCCCAAGAGTTACCAGCGAGTTTATTTGAATTCGCAATTTATGCATCAGGCTGACATGATGGCAATCGCGGATACATACCACGACAATTTCCTCAAATTGGCAGGTGACGTTGAATATGTAAACTATTGGCAGATTTTGACACAGCCTCAGACCATCAACGTGGTTAAGCCGCAGTATCTTGCAAACGATGGCACGATTGTAACTGCGACAAATAATGTGCTTAAAGACAATGTAATTGGCGTAATCTGCGACCGTGACGCTTTTGGTTACAGCCCGATTCTGACGCGACAGCGAGTCACGCCACCCAATGCTAAGGGTGAGTATTACAATATTTTCTGGAAGTACAACGAGCGCCATGCAATCGACTTTACGGAAAAAGGCATTGTCATTTTGATGGACTAATTAGAGGGAGGGGCTACAATGGCTTTAAGGGTAAACGGTTCTAACCTATTGCCAATTGTAGCCCCTTCATCTTCCAAATATCCTCATTTATACAAGCCTTTCAAATTGCCGGAAGAATGGTATTTCCAAATTTATGGGAACGCTTTTTTCGATTATGCAAATAAATCGATAGAATCAGAGACAAACGCGAAATTATTTGCAATCGGGATGACGGCGAACGGCTGGAAACTCCCGCAAATATGTGCTATACTGGGCAATATTGCGTCAGAATCAACATATAACCCCGGATTGTGGGAGAGGGCAAAGGGGAAGCCGTTTGCACCGACACCAGCAAGCGACTACCAGCAAATACCAGAATCACACGGCTTCGGGCTGGTGCAGTGGACACCAGCGGCGGATATTGCGCCGTGGGCTAATGATGTATTTGGGGCTGTAGGGGCATATGACGCTGACACGCCGTGTTGGTATAATGGCACAGTGCAAATCGCCAAACTAATGTGGGAGCTGGAAAATGATACCGAGTGGAGCAGGTACAATCCACCGTATAATTTTCCGCTGGAGATGGATTTTTATAATGCTGACAAAACGGCGGATGACATCGAAGACCTGACACAGTGCTGGTTTTTTGGCTATGAGCAGGCAGGGAAACGACTCTGGGATTTAACAGGCGCGAACCGCATCAAGTGGGCAAAATACTGGTATGATGAATTGAAAGACGTGAATCTAAAGCCTTTACCAATTTGGTTTATCTGCAAAGCGGCGAGAAACTGGAGGTGATAAAATGCAAGTGAGATTTTACGCATATCGAAAGCGTATAAATTCGACGAAAATTCCTACTCAAAAAGACATGGAAGGGCAGTTGTCTTTTTTCGCGGAATGCGTACTGAAAGACAGCACAAGCGTTATTGCGCCTCAAATTACACTTATTTTTCCGCAGGGGCTTCTTTCCCCCTCTTCTTATAATTATGCGTATATACCAGATTTTCACAGATATTATTTTGTTACTGATATAACGTTTGCCCAAAATCGCGTGCTGTACACACTGGCGTGTGATGTGCTGGCAACGTACTGGGATACACTCAAAGAGACAACGCAATATATCCTGCGTTCCGCAAGCGCTGGCGATTTATCAATTGTAGACACACTTTATCCAGTAACATCTACCATTTCACACGGCTACACGCTGACTACTGGCTGGAGCTTTGATTCGCTTACAACTGGCTATTATGTGTTGGGAATTATCAATAAGGCAACTGATACAGTTGGTTGCGTATCTTATTATGTGATGACAAGCGCACAATTCGCTGGTTTGCGATCCGCGCTGATGAAAGATTATTCGTATATGGGGATTAGCGCGGCAGAGATTTCGCAGGAACTTTCAAGAGCTATAATCAACCCTTTTCAATATATCGTGTCTTGCAAATGGTTCCCGGAAAAACCGCCAACGTCAGGACAAGTGAGCACAATTTCTGTTTCTGGTTGGGATTTTACAGGAGGGAGCGCCTCGAAACTTGCGTCTGCCGCAGTTATCATCAAACAATTTACAGTGGAAGTTCCTTCGCACCCTCAGATAGGGCGCGGGAACTGGCTTGATTTTAGGCCTTACTCGAATTTCTACTTTTCTTTTCAGCCGTTCGGGGTCTTCTCTATTGACGCATCAAAGCTAACTGCGAACAGGACGCTTGATGTTTTCGTTCGTATCGATTGCATTTCGGGTATTGGCCATCTCCAGGTATCTTGCCAAGGTAGAGGTGCCCCTCTTATTTATTCCGCTGATTGCAATATAGGCGTTGATATACAACTTGCGCAACAATCCGTTGCAAAGTCTATTCTGTCAGACGTTAAAAATGAAGTAGGTTCGATTGCGCAGGGTGCAATGACGGGAGGTAAAGTAGGAGCTGTGTTGGGCGCCTCTTCCGCCTTGCTTTCTTCCTCGACGGCTCAGGGCGCAATAGCAGGTTTAGTACAGGGCATTGCAACAGGCGATTTTTCCAATATTGGTTCAGCAGCAATGGCGGCGAACGCTGAATTATCCGTTAAAGGGCAAAACGGCGGATTAGCTGATTATAGAGCTGCACCCACGCTATACTATCAATTCGCAAGCATTGTGCCTGCAGATAACGATGACCTGGGAACGCCGTGTTGTAAAAAACTTAAGTTATCTAACCTATCAGGATTTACAACTGTTATGCGTCCTGATATTGATACAGTATTGGCAACTCAGCCCGAAATAGCAGCATTGTCGCAATATCTAACAAACGGATTTTTTATAGAGGGGAGTGAAAACAACGATGAGTGAACCGCCTTTTAATTATCATCAGATAAATGCCTATGAATCTTCTATTATCCCTTCCACATGCCACACCAAAAACACAGCTATTTTCGGCTACTATCAGCGTTATTTATTCCAAAAGCTGACAAGCCAATTCAAATGGACTTTCCCGGACGGCTGGAGCGACACATATTTCCTGGGATGTCTTTACGGATGGGGGAGCGTGGCAATTTTTAACAGTCGCAAATTTGGCGTGATTCCTCAGGCCGGAGCGCTGTATGGGTACAATGTATTCTATCAGCCTACGACCGTACAGATTGCAAACCCTCTTTTGCCGCCTATGCATCTGGAGATTGGCAAGGACTGCGTGCTTTTCCGTCTCCAGAGAGACTACCACGGAGCGCTTGACCTTGTAAATTATTATGCTGATTTACTTGCAACATCGGTCGAATCGCTGGCCATGAACATTATGAATTCTAAACTTTCCTATGTGTTCGCGGTCTCTTCCAAAAACGCTGCGCAGACGGGAAAGGAACTCATGGACAGAGTTAATTCGGGCGAATTGGCTGTCTGGGTTGACAAAGGACTTTTTGACGATGACGGCAAACCATCATGGCAACCGTTCGCCCAAAACGTGGGGCAGAACTACATCGCTGACCGTATACTTTCCAACATGCGCCAAATTGAGGCGGAATTTGACACTCGTATTGGTATTCCGACTTGTAACGTTGACAAAAAGGAACGTTTGATTACGGCAGAAGCAGAGCGCAATAACGTGGAGACGGACAGCATTGTAGCGCAATGGTTTGATACTATCCAAAATTGTATTGCTGAGGTAAAGAGTGCATACAATGTTGCAATCACTTGTGAGCGCAGATACCCGCTTAATGGAGGTGATGACGTTGGGCGTAATGCTGGTGACGATGTACAACTTTGACAAGTCGATTTTTGACGGCATTGACTTGCCTGATAATCTATCGGCAGCCGATTTTATCAACACGCTAATGGCACAATATGGGGATATGCCTGTCCTCTATTCCTACCCGCCTTTGCTTAAGTCGCTGATTGCAACATGGAGTAATATATCTCAATATACATGGGCACATTTGGCGAAAACGCTTAAAGCTGAATATAATCCAATAGAAAATTATGACAGAACGGAAACGTCTACCGATGTGTTTACCGGTACGACGAAAACAAACGCCACCAGCAATGCAACAGGCAACGGAACAGGCAAAACACAGGTTTACGGCTACAATAATTTGACTACTCCTGCCGATGACAGTGCGAGCGAATCCAGCAGCGCAAGCAACACCACCAGCGACAGCGCCGGAACAAACACAAGCACAACCACGCATGATAGCAGAGTCCACGGCAACATCGGCGTAACGACAACGCAACAGATGTTGCAGTCTGAGCGCGATGTGGCAATGTTCAATATATACGATATTATTTGCAAGGATTTCCAGAAACGCTTCTTAATTTGGATTTACTGACAGGAGATGATAATATGGCAATTTGGGAACAGTTCCCTTTTACAAATTTCCATCAGGAAAATTTGGACTGGGTGCTGAACAGCATCAAAAATCTTGACGGACGTGTGGACACGCTGGAAAATAGCGGCGCTGTCAGCAAAACGTATGTCGATGAACAAGACGCTGTACTTGATGAAAAAATAGCCGGTGAACGCTCGGCACGTACAACAAACGACCAGATTTTGCAAAATCAGATTACCGCACATACAACCAGTATTGGGCAGTTGTCTACCCGTGTCAATTCGGCAGAAAAAAGCATCGGCATAAAGGGCGAAGTGCCAAATTTTGGAAATTTGTGGAGCATTATTGGTGATTACAATGCAACACAAACGTTAGGCAGTAAACTGCTACAAGTGCAAACAAACGAGCAGACAAACAGCCGTTCGATTGCTGGGACAGGCGGAACGTATGATATTACCAAGGGGACAATACAGGCACGACTAGATTCGATCGAAAATGCGTTGCTACCCGGCTCTACTGTTAAGCTCGTGGGCGAATACAAGTTATATTTCGGAGCGGATACCGTCAGCGGTACTATACTCAGTAATGATATTGCACCTTGTAACTTCGCCATCGCTGTCCGCGAACAAGCGGCACCCGTAACTGATAATATATCATATTCGCTAACTCTTGCACCCACTAAGTCCTCGTCTACTTCGTTATATAATAAGGCATATGTGACAATCTTTAGTGACGAAGAAAAAATTGGTGTGGTTGCTAAAATTAGAATTTTCGCGTTCGCAATGGTTACGGGGCAGACTGACACTCAATATGCGACAGTCTCATATGTAAACGATAAGACCGAACAACTTACAACGGAGTTGGGAAACGTTGAATCGGATGCACAGGAGGCGTACACCAAGGCGGAGGAGGCCGACAAAAATGCGAAATCAGCAGGCACTAATGCGATAAAGGCGGCATCCGATGCGTCTGCGGCACTGAAGCAAATCGGGTCTAAGTCATCAGCCGTCAATTTTGCCAATTTGTGGGCAACCATCGGCGCCTGGGCGGAATCTGTACCGATGACACAGAGAATAAACCCTGCCTATAATTGGAGCTGGAACAATCGGTCTGCTATCAATGGGACTGCAGATTATCCGACGGATAAGGAACCTATCAACGCACGTTTGACGGATCTTGAGAGACTATGCGCAAAACAGAAAATTGTAAGTGGCTCAAATACTGTAACAGTTACAACTGGAAAGGAAACAGTAATTGACTATGCAGATGCTGGATTTACGGCTGTTCCGCAAGTGATTGCATCGTATTCCACCGATGGGAGTAACCCTGCACCAACTGGCGTCATTAAGATTTTTGATAAGACAACCACCGGGTGCAAAATTACAATTTCCAGTGGCGCAACTGGCGAATATTATCCTATTGACTGGGTTGCAACCGGGAAATAATAAGAAAAGACCTGCATCATGCAGGTCTTCTTCTTATTTCATCCCAACCTCTACGGCTTGCCATCCGTTCGGATTGTTTTCGCTGGCAACACCGTTTGCCGCGGTCGTTCCGATATAATAACGGCGGATGCGCTTCACGCACTCGGAACCGTCTACTTCGTCCCACCAGATGCAATAGCGATAACTCGGAGTTTCGGTACTGCCCATGCGAACGAGTTCGAGATAACAGTTAGCTGAAAGAAGTACCTTCTTAATGTTCATTTTAGTTCCTTTCTGGTTTGTTGAGGTTTCCTTCCCCTTTACACATACATAATAACACAGTCTGTTATTAATGTACATACCCTGTTAGTTGAGTTGTGAGGACAATTTTCTCTACTGACGGGAAAGGTATAGAATGGTTGCGCGATACAATGTGCAATTGTAGACGTGACAAGCGGTGCTTGTGGCAATAGATGGATACCAGAAACGACATGACAAGGAGCAGTTGTTTGTCGAATCTGGTCATGGGGAACTGGGTGACAATTTTCTGTTGTTACCTTCCCAGATCGGAAGAGCACACGTCTGAACTC